ACGGCCTGCGCCCCGTTAAGCGCGTAGATGGTCTACCTTGGACTAGCTCCATTGAGACCCGCCCGATGGACCCTGCCGGGCACACGGGCAACCTTTACAATGGTCAAGTCGTCGCCGTAGGCGCCGACGGCTACATCACCCTCGTTACTACCTCTGGCGCAGATGCCTCAGGTAACGCATTCCCCGCAGGTACTATCGGCGTATTCGTCGGCTGTGAGTATGAAAACTCTGAAGGCCGCGTTGTACATAGCCAGTACTACCCTTCTGGTGCGATTAACGCTAAAGCCAAAATCATCTCCGATCCAAACGTAATCTTCCGCGGTCAAGTAGACGGCGTGATTGATCAATCTGACGTGGGCGCGAATACTTTTTTCGCCGCGGTTCAGAGCGTTACCGCCGGTACCGGCGGCAGCACGTTTACCGGCAATTCTCTGTCAGCGCTGGAGTCTACTACCGTAACCACCACTGCGGCCTTCCGTGTCCTGGGTGTGGTTGACGAAGTGGGCAACGCTATCTCTGACACCTACGCGGATATCCTGGTTAAGTTTAACCCGGGCTACCACTCCTATACCAACGCCGTCGGCATCTAAGGAGACTGATTAAATGGCTATTTCACGCGCTCAGCTCCTTAAGGAACTGGAACCCGGCTTGAACGCATTGTTCGGCCTCGAGTATCAACGTTATGCCGATGAGCATGCGGAGATCTACGCAACCGAGACCTCTAACAAGGCATACGAAGAAGACGTTAAGCTGTCTGGCTTCGGCGCCGCGCAAGTCAAAGAGGAAGGTGCGGGCATTCAGTATGACTCCGCACAAGAAGCATGGTCTACCCGCTATAACCACGAGGTTATTGGGATGGGCTTTGCAATCACCGAAGAGGCTATGGACGACAATCTGTACGACTCTCTGGCGAAGCGCTACACCAAGGCAATGGCTTACTCCATGGCCTACACCAAGCAGGTAAAAGCTGTGACCCCGTTGAACAACGGCTTCTCGACTGCGTACTCAACTGGTGACGGTAAGGCTCTGTTTGCCACAGACCACCCGCTGATGTTCGGCGGCTCTAACGCTAACCGCCCGGTGACCGCCGTTGACTTGAACGAGACCGCTCTCGAGCAAGCAGTGATCGACATCTCCAAGTGGGTAGACGATCGCAACCTGCCGATCGCAGTTCGCCCGATGAAGCTGATCCTGCCGCCTGACCTGCAGTTCGTCGCTGAGCGCCTGCTCGGCTCTAACCTGCGTGTCGGTACAGCGGATAACGACTTGAACGCGTTGCGCTCACTGTCAGCTATCCCGGAAGGCTACTGCATCAACCACTATCTGACAGACACCGATGCTTGGTTCTTGAAGACTAGCGTGACTGATGGCTTTAAGCACTTCCAGCGTAAGGCTCTGACCCAGAAGATGGACGGCGACTTCGATACCGGTAACGTGCGCTACAAGGCGCAAGAGCGTTACTCGTTCGGCGTGTCTGATCCTCTGGCAATGTACGCGTCTCCGGGCGCATAACAGCTCGCCCGCGGCGGTCCCTCCCTGCTGCTGCGGGCCAGGGAGGTAGGCAATTTCTTCTCCGTTAGCCTACCTCCCACCCCTTACCTTCGAGGATACTGACATGGCTCAGACTAATTTTTCAGGCCCTGTGGCCTCTGCCGGGGGCTTCATGCCCGGCGCCTCATCCGTAGTAGCGCATACCGCCGCTACCCTGTCCGTCACTGAGGCCGCACACAGCGGCCGTTTGGTTACAGTAGCCAAGGCAGACGGCACGACTATCACCCTTCCCGCGGCTACCGGCACAGGCGCTGAATACACGTTTATTGTCACTACAGCGATCACCAGCAACGCTTTGGTCGTTCAGGTCGCCAGCGCTTCTGACGTTATGGTCGGCGCAGCGGCTGCAATTGGACTCAGCACTGAAGCAGACGAGTCTGCGGCGTTTGTAACCGCAGCTGACTCAGACACTATCACCATGAACGGCACGACTACCGGCGGCTTGATCGGCACTAAGATCGTGCTCCGCGACATCGCATCTGGCTCTTGGGTAGTTGAGGTGTTGAGCGTAGGCTCGGGCACCCTGGCTACTCCGTTCTCTGCTGCCGTATAAGGTCCAGGTAGATGAATGACATCCACGCTAAGCGGGTTACAGCGACGGGAGCGGTCCACGCGGGCCGCGCCCGCCTTCGCGGCCTCTGGGTCAAATCGGCCACGGCCGTGGGCACAATCACTTTCACTGACGGGTCGGGCGGCGCTACGTTGTACTCAATCGACACCGCGGTGTCGGACAACACCGAAGAGGCCGCGCTCCCCGGCCGAGGCATCCTGTTTGAGACAGGCCTTTACCTCTCTGCCCTACCGACCGGAACCATCGTTACGGCCTACTACGAATAAAAGGAGGCCAGGATGGCTGAGAAACGCGAAGATTGGCATCTATCCAAGAGCGTCCCAGTCACGATCATCGCGGTTATGGTCGTGCAGTTTGCCGGAGCCATTTGGTTCTTTTCGACCTTGGACAGTAACGTAGCGTCGAATAACCGACGTATCGCGTCGCTCGAATCCGAGGTCTCTGATATTCGGGCCACGGCCCAGACCCAAGCCGTCCAGCTTGGGCGCATTGAATCTAGCTTAGAAGCCATGAGGGAGACCCTAGGGCGAATAAGCGCTCTCTTGGAGCGGAACTATGCCGGCAAGTAAAGACCCTCGCCTAGCGCGGGCGGGCGTATCGGGATATAACAAACCCAAGCGCACTCCCAACCACCCGAAGAAGTCGCATATCGTCGTCGCAAAAGAAGGCGACAAGGTGAAGACAATTCGGTTCGGGGACCAGAACATGTCCATCAAGAAAGACCAGCCAGCGCGCAAGAAGAGCTACTGCGCGCGAAGCGGCGGAATTAAAGGTACTGACAGTAAGTTAACCGCGAATTACTGGTCTCGTAAAGCGTGGGACTGTCGGGGTAAGAAGTAGCGATGCGGGCGATTGTGGACCCCCGGATCACAAGAAATGCTAGCGGGTTTCTGTTCTCCTGCGTAGGGTGCGGAGAGCCGCGGGTCGTAGCCAATAAGGTAACGGCGCGTATCGCATTGCGTCGGGGCACGTGCCGTAGCTGCGCGGCAGATTACCGAACCGTTAGGGATCGTAGTAGTGATACCGCACTTGGCGTGTATCAAAACGCGGAGGGGAGATGGTGCTCTACCTGCACAGGATGCGGCGTTGAGCAGTCGTACACGCGCAAGGACCACGCCAGGAGCTCCGCGAGGGCGAATTGGTTATGTAGGACATGCGCAAATTTTACCAACACCGCCGCCAGTACGCCGCGGATTGACGGGTTTAAGGTCGGTGATTTCGACGTGTTCGCTAAGCAGGCTGCAGATAGAGGCCGGCGCTTCGATTTGCGCATCGAAGACCTAGTGCGGACGTGGGAGGACCAACGGGGGCTATGCGCATTGTCTGGCGTGGCATTAGACAAATATCCGCGCACCTGGTCGCTCGATCGCATAGATAACAACGTGGGGTACACGAAAGACAACGTGCATCTCGTACACAAGCGGGTTAATATGGCCCGCGGATCCCTGAGCATATCGGACTTTGTATCCCTGTGCCAGGCAGTATCGCATTTCAATTCTGCCCCTAGCGGGCTAGAGAACGAAGGTAGTAGAACGCGGTGGCAGTAGTCGTTCCAAACATGGCGGAGATATTTGAGGAAGCATACGAGCGCGCTGGGCTCGAGATGCAGACCGGCTATGACTTGAAGACCGCAACTCGTAGCCTTAACCTCATGCTACTCGAGTGGCAGAACCGCGGGTATAACCTCTTCATGGTCGACAGCGGCACGCTAGCACTTTCTGCTAGCACCGCGTCTTACGATATGCCCGTCGATACCATAGACGTAATAGAGCATCAAATCCGCACCGGCACCGGCACATCCCAGGTAGATTACGCCCTGACCCGCATCAGTGGGTCCGAGTACGCCGCGCAGTCGGTTAAGAACACCACCGGGCGCCCCAGCCAGATTTATGTAGACCGTGCGTCGGACGGGGTACACATCACGCTCTGGCCAGTCCCTGACCAGGCCTACACTCTATACTACCAGCGCATGAAGGGCCTCGACGGCCTGGCGTCTGGTA